CAGTCTGTAATGTCATGCACCCGTTTCTCATTGCGGCACAGTTCGTCGTCATCCAAGTCATCGATGACGATGTAGTCCGGACGTGCTTCCCGGTCTCGCAAACCACGTGGAGACTGTCCGCGTCCGCAAGCCAGGAATTTCACCCCGTTGGCCGCCTTGAACTCCCCATCCTGCCAGGAGGCATTCCCCTGCTGCTTGCCGAAGTCGGCAATGATGCGCTGGTTATGTTCCAGTTCTGCCTGAATATCTCCCAGCAGACGTGTGGCTGAGTCCTCACTTTTGCCGACCACCACCATGAAGTTGATGAGACGTTTGGGCTGGAACATCAGCCACAGCGGAACAAAAATGTCCATGTGTGTGGACTTGGCATGGCCACGCGGCCACATGAATACCGCTTTCAGGTTGGGTGTGCCTTTTACTTTAGCCGCTGCCGCATTGTGGAACGGTGCATTGTGGATGGTGCGTATGACTTCCCCGGTGGTTTTGTCACGCAAGGTGAGAAAGTGGGGGAAGTAATATTCACAGAACGCGGCATAGTTACCCTGCAGACGCAGAATACGCCTGTCCTTTTGTGCCGGTGTCTCGCCCGCGAGCAAAGCCGTATCCGTGATGGACTGCACTCTTTTACAGTGTTCCTTCCACTGTTCGTATGCCTGTTTCTTTTCCGCTGCTGTTGCCATAGCCGTTTTATTTTATGCCCATCTGTTCGGTGATATACAGATCCTGGTACTTGTTGATTGCCCTGACCAGTTCCGGAGTCACTTCCGGGTCGATGGTTGAACGGTATTCAATCCATTTGGAGAATGCCATGAACACTTCAATGACATCCACTACGTTGGCCTTCTTGTCTAACTTTTCAATCACCGCCGAAAGTTTGGCCAGTTTGTCCCCGAGACCAGCTACAAGTGCAGGGTCGTTCGATTCGTTGACTTGAGTAATGAGTGTATCAATGGTGAGCAGGAGTTTGTTCACCAGTTCCGGCCGGGTGACGTTCTTTGCCGCCCTTGCCTCTTTCCATCCGTCAGCCGTGCACCATTTTGAGATGGTGACGCGTGACACGTCCACTTTCTCCGCAATTTCAGTCTGTTCCATGCCGGAAAGGAACAGTGAGCGTGCAAGAGATTTTTTCTTTTCGATTTCTGCCTTTGTCATATAATAAAGAATATAGGGTTAAAGGCAGGCTTCGGAGTCCCTTGCACCTGCCCGATTTATTCGCAAAGTTGTCCGCTTATCAGCTTGCAGCCAAAATAATGTGCAACGGTTTCATAGAAGTGTGCAACCATTGCACACTTTTTTGGCTTCCCGGTAAGTGCTCTGTAATATTGCAGCGCCAATGCATAAAGGCGTGGCATGAGAAAATGAGTAAACGTGTAAGAATTTCAAACGACAGCCTGAACAGCTACGGAAGCCGTGTGTTGACATCGGGCATGAGTGTGGAGCAGTATTGCCGAAACCCGGTACTGCTGTACATGCACCAACGCGGAAACGTGATTGGTTATGTGAAGGACCTTCGGGTAGAGGATGGTGAAGTAACCGGGGAACTGGTGTTTGACGAAGCGACCGACCTCAGTAAAAGATGCAAGAAACAGTTTGAATTCGGCAGTCTGAGAATGGTGAGTGCCGGAATAGACATTCTGGAACTGAGTGACCAGCCCGAACATTTGCTGCAGGGGCAGACCAGCCCGACAATAACCAAAAGCAAGCTGTATGAGGTATCACTGGTGGATGTAGGTTCCAATGATGATGCCATCGTACTGATGAAGGATGGAAAACAAATCACATTGGGAAAGGATGGTGATTGTCCTTTGCCACTAATCAATAACCAAAAAACAACAGAAGAAATGGAACTGAAACTTTTGGCCCTTCAATTGGGGCTGCCGGAAACGGCAACGGAGGCTGATGTTAATCAAGCCTTAAATGAACTGAAAGCAGCCAAGGCAGAGAATGATTCCCTGAAGCAAGAAAACGGGAAGCTGACTTTGGCCCGTATCACTGGTCTTGTAGAAAAGGCAGTGGTGGAAAAGCGTCTGGGAGAAGACAAGAAGATACAGTTTATCGAACTTGGCAAGAAGGTTGGTGTCGATGAACTGAAGAATGTGCTTGATGCCATGCAACCACAGGTGAAGATTTCCACTGTATTGAGCTATCAGGGCGGCAAGCAGCAGGCACAGCCGTCCACCTATGCCAAACTGAGCGATGTCCCGAGTGATGCGCTGCTTGAAATGCGCGAGCATAACCCGGAGGAGTACAAGCGCCTGTACAAGGCTGAATACGGCATGACCTGTGAAATTTGAAAACCTTTAAAATGAAGAAAATGGGAAAAATTGTAATGCTTTTGACGGCACTTCTGTTCAATACGCTGACAGGTGTCGTGTGTGCTTCGGTATTGGGATTCTCTCCGGTGGCCGGAGCTGTGGGAATGAATGCGGTGGCAGCCTTTATGGGAATGGCCCCGCAAAGTACTTCAATACTCCGTGAAGGGGTTTATACGGAAATCTGGACAGGGGAACTTGTTAAGGTGCTCCGTGCCGGACTGGAAGGAACCTGGCTGTCAGGAATCCCCGACCAAAGCAGTATCGTGAATAACGATGTGATTCACCTGGTAGAAGTTGGTGTAGATCCGGATGTCTTGATAAACAATAAAACCTATCCGATTGATGTGCAGGCTTTGGAAGACAAGGATATTGCCATCAAGCTGGACAAATTCCAGACCAAGGCTACGCCGATTACAGACGATGAGCTTTATGCCATCAGCTATGACAAGACCGCCCGTGTGAAAGAGGGACATGCCAACAGTATCAATGATGCGAAGTTTACCAAGGCGGCCCATGCGCTTTGTGCGAACAAAAATACGGAAACTACTCCGGTGCTTAAGACTACCGGCGAGAAAGATCCGGCTACAAACCGTCTGCGCCTTACCGTGAATGACCTTGTGGAAATGAAGCGTGCCCTTGACAACCTGCGCGTACCGTCAGACGGCCGCAGACTGGTGCTTTGCCCCGACCATGTGAATGACCTGCTGCTGACCAGCCAGGCATTCCGTGAACAGTACAATATTGACCGCAACAGCGGCAAGGTAGGTAACCTTTACGGCTTTGAAATCTACGAGTATGGCAACAACCCGCTTTATACTACAGCCGGAGTGAAGAAGGCATTGGGTACAACGGCAGAAGCCGGTGAATTTCCGTGTTCATTTGCCTTCTACAAACAGAGGGTTTTCAAGGCAACAGGTTCTACCAAGATGTATTATTCCGAGTCAAAGAATGACCCGTTGAACCAGCGTAACCTGATTAACTTCCGCCATTACTTCATCTGCATGCCCAAGAAAGAGGATGCCGGAGTGGTAATGATGAGCGGCTATCAAGCATGATGATTATGGCAAAGTTGAAATATCTGGTAATACACTGTACGGCAACCCCGGAGGGGCGTGAGGTATCATCGGCGGACATCCGCAAATGGCATACTTCTCCGGTTGCCCAGGGAGGAAGAGGATGGAAGCAGGTTGGCTATACCGACCTGTTCCACCTGAACGGAGGCGTGGAACGTCTGGTAGAAAACAATGAGGATGCACAGGTGGACCCTTGGGAAGTGACCAACGGAGCCAAAGGATATAACAGTGTAAGCCGTCACATCGTGTATGCCGGAGGCGTGGAAAAAGACGGTAAGACCCCGAAAGACACCCGCACCGGCTGCCAGAAAAAGGCACTGGAGAAGTATGTGAAGGATTTTCATCGGAAATTCCCTGATGTACGCATTATAGGACACAACGAACTGGCAGCGAAAGCCTGTCCGAGCTTCGATGTGCAGGAATGGTTGAAAGAAATAGGTATTAATCAATAATAAAACCGGGTGGTATGGACTTGAGCGAATTTATGAACATTATCCTTGGCGGCGGCCTGGTTGGTACGGTGGCGACCATTGGCTCCTTGCGGGCTACTGTGAGAAAAGCGAAAGCGGAAGCGATGAAGGCCGAGGCCGGTGCAGAGGCCATGCGCATAGATAACGCCGAACATGCCACCCGCATTTTGATGGAAAATATTGTAAAACCTCTAAAAGATGAATTTTGTGAAACAAAGAAAGAACTGGCCCGCAATACGCGCGAGATGGCCCGTCTTAGAAAAGCTATTGATACAGCCGGAAACTGTCCTCATCGTGACGATTGCCCTGTGCTTGACAGGTTGCGCGAGTCACCGAAAGAGCATGAACCGGGAAGTCCGGACGGAATCGGCAAGCGCCGACAGCGCGAGCGGAAGCCGACGGGCGGGACTGGTGATGGCGGGTATACCGGCGAGTTCGGTGAAGCTGTCTATACCTGCGGACAGCCTCCGTAAACTTCCTGAAGGTGCCGTGTACCGTGGCAAGAGCGGACAGGCGAATCTGACCGTAGGCAGCGACGACAGCGGGAACATCGTGGCCGAAGCCTCGTGTGACAGTCTGCAGCAGCTGGTGCTATGGTATGAAGAAGAGCTGGCGCGTATCCGTAGCGAAACCAAGAGCGAAATTTCAAATGACGTTCAAACGGTAGAAAAACGCCCTCCGAACCGGATGCGGACGTTTATCACAGGTGTATTGGCCGGCTTGCTTGTCGGTATGTTATTAACAATGAAACTGAAAAAAAGATGAACAAGAATTTCATGTACGGCATAGGAGCCGTAAAGTATAAGGATTTCACAATCGGGTATATTGAAAAGAACTCGTTTGACCTGGGCGGCAAGAAACCCGAGGCCGCGAAGATCGAGGCCGAACAGGTGCAGGGTGCCCCGGTGCTGGTCATCCCACAGAGTAACGGCGGCATCGCCCCGACGTTCAATGTGATCCAGATGAACTATTCGAACCTGCACAAACTGCTTGGCGGCAGCCTGCATTATAAGAAAGAAGATTTGGAAAAGAAAACTCCGATCGGTTGGACAGCCCCGTCGGAGGTGCTTGTCATGCAGGGACCATGGGAACTCTCCCTCGTGTCCGGACAGAGCGTACTGATTCCCAACGCCACGCTACTTTCCAATCCTGCAGGCAAGCTGACCCTTACAGAAACCTCCAAGATAGAGGTTACGCTCGAAGTGGCGATGCCGGAGGACGGTTCGCAGCCTTACGGCGTGTTCGATACGGAAGCAATACCGGACGAGTGGGGGCAGTACAAGCTGCCGCCGGCGGAAGCCGCGGCTGCAGCATCGCTCCAAAGTGAGGAGGGCTAACGTATGGCTGACCGGCTGGAACAACTGATAGAGATGGAGTGTGCGGATGCGCTGCTGGACAGCGGCGTGTCCGTTCCTCTTAAAAGGTGGAAGCTTCCGTGGCTGAAACGCCCGGTGGAGGTGCGTGTGACGATGAAGCGTCCGAGGCTGTGGGGTCAGATTCTGCTGGCGAGGGAATACCTGAAGATGGGCGTTGCGCCCGGGTGGCAAGCAAAGGACAAGGTCGAGGAACTGGCCTTTGTAGCGGAACATGGTAAGGCTGTGAGCCGTCTGCTGGCCTATACGGTATGCCGGGGATACGTGTCGCGGCACGTGGGCATCGGGGTGACAGCGTGGGTACTGCGGAACTTTGTGGAGTGGCGTTATCTGACGGCCATGTTCCAAACATTCGAGCGTCTGATGGGCACGAAGGATTTTATGCGTATTATCAGCTCGACAGCGCGGGCGAACCCGATGACTCCGAGACTGAGCCAGGCAAGGAAGGGGAGTTAAGAACCCGGTATGAGGGTTCCCATAGCCCTTTCGGCTTCGTGTGGCAGATTGCATCGGCGACCGGCTGGAGCGTGGATTACATCCTTGATGGGGTGAATTACCAGACGCTGATCATGATGCTGAGCGACGCGCCGCGGTATGTGCGGAAAAAGCAAGGCGGCGGAAATGGTGCTCCCGGACCGGAACACAGCGCCGAGGATGAAGCGAACGATATAGTAGGATTTTTTCAAAGCAAACTGGAATGAGCAAACCTGTAGAAGTTGAATTTTTGATGAAGGACAAACTCACGCCCGGCATGAACAAGGCCGAGCGTGAGGCGCTGGAACTGCGTAATACCGTCAGGCTGCTGGAGGCTGAACTGGAAAGGCTGCGCCTTGCCGGGGAGACGGCTGCCCCCAATCTGGACCAGAGTGCCAATATCGCGCAGATCCATGCACTGGAGAAGCAGCTTGAGGAATTGCGTGGCAAACTGAAACTGCTGCAGGAGGAATCGGAATCCGTGCAGGTCACCCCTGCAGACATGCCCAATGCACAGCGCCAGTTCAACGGGCTTCACAACAGCATCCAGCAGATGGCACGTGAAATGCCTTCTTTGGCCATGGGACCGCAGATGTTCTTTCTGGCCATATCCAACAACCTGCCGATTTTTACGGACGAACTGGCCCGTGCCCGTAAGGAATATGATGAGCTGCAGAAGTCAGGCAAGAAAGGCACACCGGTATGGAAACAGGTCCTGTCCTCGCTCTTTTCCTGGCAGACGGCCATGACCACCGGCATCATGCTGCTGGTAATGTACGGTGATGAAATCTGGGATTGGACGAAAAACCTGTTCAGTGCCAAAAAAGGCGTGGATGAATTCAACATATCACTCAAGGAAATGACCGAGATAGAGAAGGACGGCCGTGCCCAGATGGTGCGTACCCGCTTCGAACTGAAATCGGTCATCGATGAAATAAAGAACTTCACCGGCAGCAAGGAACAGGAAAAGGCGAAGGTGGAGGAACTGAACCGCAAGTACGGGGAATCTTTCGGGTATTATAAAACACTTTCCGAATGGTATGATACCCTTATCCAAAAGAGCGAGGACTATGTACAGGTTCTGCTGCACCAGACCAATGTCCAGAACCTTGTAAAAAAAGCTGCAGAAGCCGATGAAGAGGTGAATAAAATCAAGGCGCAGAAACCGGAAGAGGCGGAAAGCGCCATGGGTTTTTTCGGGAAATGGGGACAATATATCATGCAGTCAAGCATGGCAGAATCCGGGCAGTTCTATGACGCACAGGCTGCCATCAAGAAACATGATCAGGAAGCTTATGACGTACTGTTGAAAAATGCCGAAAACAAACGTGACGGTTATCTGAAAAAAGCGGAGGAAGAGGTAAAGAAAGCCGCAGAAGCAGCCAAAAAAGGAAATATCGGTGGGCATATCGACCCCAAGCAGTCCGGGAAGAATCCGGAAGCGGAAGCCAAGCAACGGCTTGCCACAGAGCGTAGGCTGGCGCAGGATCTTGCCGCCCTGCAGGCTGAAAACCGGAAGGAAGAGATAGACCGCATGCAAGCCGGTACCGAGAAGAAACTGGCACAAATCGAATATGACTATAACGCCCGGAAAGAAGAGATAAACCGGCAGGAAGCCGACTGGAAGCGTGAGAACAAGGAAGCCGGTCTTTCTACCGGAGATAACGGACTTACCCGGGAGCAACAGGATGAACTTGAAAAAGCCCGTGCCTCAAACACCGAGTCAAGGAAAAAAGCGGAGGCGGACGTGTACAGGGAAGAGGCGGAAGCCATGCGTGACTATCTGAAGGAATACGGGACCTTCCAGCAGCAGAAACTGGCCATCGCTGAAGAATATGCCGAGAAAATCCGCAAGGCACAGTCCCAGGGCGAAAGACTGACTTTGGAAAAGCAGCGTGATGCGGCTGTGCACAAAGTGGACATGGAATCCCTTACCCAGAAGATAGACTGGGGAGCAGCGTTCGGGGATTTAACCGGCTTGCTTGCAGACCAGATGAAGAATCTGCTTGGCGAACTTAAGCAGTATGTCAAGACGGATGAGTTCAAAAAATCAGGAGCAGCGGATCAGCAGGTCGTTTACGATGCCATTGAACGTATTCAAAGCATGCTCCCCGGTGGCAACGGCACATTGGATTTTGCCCGGCTGCAAACGCAGATGCACGCTTTGGGGGATGCCGTAACACGTGTGCAAAATGCAGAACTGCAGCAGGAAGCGGCATTCATCCGGTTGAAAGCGGCGCAGGCCGATTACAACAAGGCTCTTGAAAGCGGTAACCAGGCAGAAATAGAACGTACCCAAATTGCTCTTCAAACGGCTCAATCGTCCAGCGTTTCAGCTGACGAAGAATACCTGAACGCCACCTCTGAAATGAAGGCGCTTGCCGGGGAGGTGAAAAGTGCCTCCCGGGACACGGTTGACGGATTGAACATGGTATCCAACGGGTTGCACGGCTTTGCGAGCGGAACCTTGCAGGGATCATTTGAAGGAATCCAGAACATGCTTACCGGTCTTTCAAAACTGAATATCGGAGGCAAGGTCGGCGATGCCATCAGCCGGATGTCCGAAACCCTGTCAAGTGCCGGAGTCATCGGGCAGATCATATCGGCCATTCTCTCCATACTGGATTTGCTGAAAGACGGTATTGGCCCGATTATCTCATCATTGATAGACACCATTTTCAATGCGATAACCGGAATACTCGACAATATCCTCAGCGGAGACCTGTTCAAACAGATAGGCGGTTCCCTTGTGAAAGGTATCGGGGGATTGCTGAACACGGTGTCTTTCGGAGGTTTCAACAAACTGTTCGGCATCGACGGAAACGCCAGGGAAGTGCAGGCGGCTATAGACCGCCTTACAGACCGGAACGAGAAACTGCAGACCTCCATTGAGGACCTGACCGATACCATCAAGGCAAGCAAGGGGACTAAATCGGTGGAAGCTTACCGGGATGCTTACAAATACCAGAAAGAGACGAATGCAAACTATCTGCAGATAGCGCAGGAACAGGCACGCTACAGCAAAAGCCACCACTCGTGGAACTACTACTGGGGTGGTTTCAGCCAGGCACAGATAGACAAACTGAGCGGACAGATCGGCCGCCGGTGGGACGGGAACCTGTGGAGCCTGAGCCCGGAGGAGATGAAGGCGCTGCGCAGCAATGTGGACATGTGGACGCAGATACAGAATACCGGTAAGGGCGGCTATGGCGGGCGACTGACCGAGAAGCTGGATGACTACATAGATCAGGCCGGCAAGCTGGAGGAACTGACCGACCAGCTGTATGAAGGGCTGACGGGCATTTCATTCGATGGTATGTACAGCAGCTTCATCGACAACCTGATGAACATGAAGTACGGTGCCAAGGATGCGGCGGAGGATATATCCGAGTACTTTATGAAAGCCATGCTGAGTAACAAGATAGGCGAGCTGTCGAGGCGGAACGGAACGCGCTGATGGAAGAGTACATGCAGTATATGGATGAAGCCCTTGCCCTGCGTGACAACCTGGCGGCGGCCACGGGCTACGACAAGACCGAAGCCGGCGGCACCAGTCAAAGCGCGAAAGCGGGCGGCTACACGGCCATGACGTATGACCAGGGCACGAAGCTGGAGGGGATGTTTACCGGCGGTTTGCAACATTGGTCGAGCATGGACGACCGGCTGGAGAGCGTGTCGGAGAAGATGGACACGGCCGAGGGCCACCTGGCCCGGATAGCCGAGAACACCGGTGTGAGCGCCGGCCACCTGGGCGAGATAAAGGATGAGATAAAGAAAATGATACGTGACGGACTAAAAGTGAAATGACATGGCAGATATATTGGGCGGGCTGGTGCTGGTGAACGGCACGGACATTTGGACGGAATACGGCGTGTTCCTGGTGGAGGACCGACGTGGTGGCATGGAGAACCTCTCGGCGATCCTGACCCCGAGCAAGACGAAGAAGGAGACGGCCGTGGACATACGGGAGGAGGACGGGGAGAAATACAGCGCGGTGCTTACCCCGAGGAACGAGGCGCGTGACGTGACGCTGCACTTTGCCCTGTATAACAAGACGAAGGCGGGATGGCTGAAAAAATACTTCGCGTTCATCAATTTCCTGAAGAAAGGGAAGGACGGGTGGCTTGATATTGCGTTTCCCCAGCTTGATCTGACACTGCGTGTGAGATACACGGACAGCCCGAAGTTCACCCCGCTGACCTATTTGTGGCAGGAAGGGGTCCACGCCGGGAAATTCAAGGGGAAGTTCCGCGAGCCGGTACCGATTATATAACTATTCAAAGACGATTCGAATATGCTTTTAACGATATACGATAAAGCCGGGGCCAAGCGTGCGGATGTGGCCGCAAGTGACAGTTCGACGCAGAGCAAGGAGGTGCAGGGTGACAACGTGCTGGCGCTCTCCTTCACGCATTATGCCCATATCCCCCTTGATGTAGGCGACTTCACGGACTACATGGGCGAGCGGTACTGGCTGACGGAGCGGTACACCCCGAAAGAGAAAAGCGGTAGCGAGTGGGAGTATAACCTGAAGCTGTACGGTATCGAGAGCCTGATCAGGCGTTTTCTCGTGCTGGAGACAACGGACGGCGACACCAATCCCCTGTTTACATTGACGGCCACGCCCCGTGACCATGTGGCGATGGTGGTGAAGGCCATCAACGACGGCATGGGTAACATTACCGACTGGAAGGTGGGGCAGGTGGACGGTACCGACCTTATCGTGATCGACTACGAGGGCATGTACTGCGACCAGGCCTTGAAGGAGATCGCCGGCAAGGTGGGAGGCAAGGCAGAGTGGTGGGTCGAGGGGCAGACGGTGAACGTGTGCCGTTGCGAACACGGCGAGGAGATCACGTTGGGATACGGCAAGGGGCTGACCTCCCTGGAGCGGGATACGAGCAATACGGCAAAGTTCTACACGCGCCTTTTCCCGATCGGCAGCAGCCGGAACATCGACGCCGAGAAGTACGGCAGCCCCCGTCTGATGCTCCCCGGAAAAAAGAAGTACGTGGAGGTGGGCGTGGACGAGTACGGTATCTATGACCACTACGAACAGGCCGCCTTCAGCGGTATCTATCCCCGGCGGGTGGGTACGGTAAGCAGTGTCCGCAGTGAGGAGGTGACGGACGAGGAGGGTAAGGCCTTTACCGTCTATTACTTCAAGGACGGCGGGATGGATTTCGATCCGAACGATTATGAGCTGGCCGGTGAGACGAAACGCGTCTCCTTCCAGAGCGGTGACCTTTCCGGGCTGGGAGAGGGGGACGACCATTATTTCGAGGTGAACTTCGATAGCGCCACCCGTGAGTTTGAGATCATCACGATCTGGCCTTACGGTGATGATACGCAGCTTCCGGGCGGCAAGCTCGTCCCGAAGGCCGGGGACACCTATGTCCTTTGGAACATCCGGATGCCGGATAAGTATTACCGGCTGGCAGAGGAGGAATTTGCGGCCGCGGTGGACGAATACAACAAGGACCACTGGCTGGATATCGCGGCTTACAAGGCTCCGACCGACCATGTGTGGATCGAGCGGCAGGAGGCCGATCTGTTTGTCGGCCGGCGCGTAAAATTGGAGAGTGCCGAGTATTTCCCGAAAGACGGTTACCGCAGGAGCCGCATTACGAAGATCACGCGTAAGGTGAACCTTCCCGGGGAGATGGACCTGGAGATCAGCGACGCCCTGCAGGTATCGAAATTCGACAGGGTAAACGACAGCATAGGGGAACTAAAAAGCTATACGAAAGCCAAGGCCGAAAGTTCCGGGCTTCCCGATATTATCCGGAGCTTCGATAATACGCTGCCCACGGACAACAACCTTTTCTCGGCGAAAAGAAGCCAGAGGGAGTTCCTGAGCAAACGTCATCGGGATACCGCGGCCGAGGTGATCGGTTTCCTGAAAGGGACTTATTTTGGGGATTACAAAGCCGGTGAATCCGGGGGCAATATTGACGGCGACGGGAACGCCGAGTTTCTGACGGCTGTCATCCGTGAACTGCTCCGCAGTACCCGTTTCGTGGACGGTATGTTCGGCGAGGGCTGGCAGCTATGGATAGATAAAATAACGGGGCTGAGTAATCTTACGATAGACAAGGCGACCATCCGGCAGACGTTGGTGGCCCTGGAGTTGCTCATAGAAACGGTTCGCAGCGTAAGGGGGCAGTTGGTTGTATCCGCGGCCAACGGCAAGATCAAGACCGTGACCAAGGAGGGCAACAATTACCGCATCACCTTTGAGCAAGAGAACACGTTCGTGGCGCATGACCTGATGCGCTGTGCCGTTTTTACGGGGGCAGAGATTCGGGGTTACTGGGTGGAAGTGTCGGAAGGCGACGCGGAAGGGATAACGGTACCCCAGAGGGAGTTTGGCGGGACGGAACCGAAGGCGGGTGATGAGTGCGTGTTGATGGGCAACACGGAAAACCCGCTCCGGCAGAACCTGATCAGCATATCGGCTACCGAGGACGGCCAGCCGCGTGTTGACATACTGGATGGCGTGATGGCGAAAAACTTCAACGGCTGTTTGAGATGCCGGGTGGGTAATCTTGACGGTATCAAGGACAGCGCTTTTCCGGCGAATAACCAGCCGCACGGGAACGGTCTCTATGGCGACAACGTATATCTGAAAGGTACGTTCATCCTTATGACCGGCGAGGATATCCTGACGAAATTTGAAATTACGGAGGGTAAGATACAGTCCGCCGTAGAAGGTCTGCGTGACGAGGTGAGGGAGGAGCAGAGCTTTTTCGATAACACCACGTTTACCGAGGGGATGAGTAAATGGATAAGCGGGTACAAGGCCGCGTTCCTGACTTTCGGCGGCAAGTGGATTCTTGCCGGTAACAAACTGTTAGCATCGAGCGAGAACGGAAACGTGGAGGTCGTAAAGACCGGCAAGGTCCCTTACGTCAGGATAACGAACAGCTATATCATGCAGAAGAACGGGGATTTTCGCACGATCCCCGATTTTAAGGAGTTGAACGGGGACGGGCTTCGTATCCCGGGCTATGTCTACCTGTCCTTCCATTACAAGGTGATCGAAGCCGGGCACCTGCGTATCGAGTTTGTCAATTCCAACAAGAGCGGATACGAGAATTTCAACATGTTCGCTTACGACGGTGATTTGCCGGTCGGTGGGGAAAAGGTATTCAACCATTCCGGGCTGTGGAACGGGACCGGCGACTTCAAGCTGTCGTTCACGGGTATTATCCAAGTGTCCTTGTTGGTGTTCTCGACCGACCGGACGGATGCCTTGGCGTACAAGTATGCCACGTTCTTTGACCAGTCGGATAAGATGATCAAGATCGCGGCGGCGAATTTCGATAAGGACGGCAATGTGCTGGAGGCATCCTCCATTATCACGACGGCCAAATATAACAGGCTGATTTCTGTCCATTTCGATGAGAACGGGGAATTGCGGAATAAATCCGGGTTGGTGACTACCGCCAATTTTTCCAAGCTGTTCGCTGAGGGCGTTACAAGCAACGGGCTTGTAAAGAAGGCGGAACTGAATGTCTATGTCAAGCGTGACGAGTTCGGCAATCTTGTTTCCGGTGTTACCATTAAAGCCGACAAAATCAAACTGGAGGGGCTTGTTACGGCTAACGGCTATTTCAAGGTCCTCACGGACGGGAGTATCGAGACCCGGAATGCGAACATCAGCGGTACTGTCAAGGCGAGCGGCGGTAAGATTGGCGGCTTTACCATCGATTCCGGCCGTCTGTATTGGAAGAGCCGCGATTATTTCGGAAACGATTCCCGGAGTTTGAAACTGGGAGTCTCGAGTTCCTCGACGGAGGGGATCGTGGACGTGGCCTTCAATGGCGCTACCAGTGGGCGGTTTGGCGTAAAATCAGTCGGGGCGACATCCGGTGGGGCCGCTATATACGCATCGATAGGCTCCTTAACCTACCCGGCCAGCGGTATGACCTATGCCGGGTTCTTTGTGGGTCCGGTAGATGTAAGGGATACCGGTAGCGGATTGACAAGTGATGTTTGTGCGTCGAAAGGGTTCCGGTACATCAAGAGCCGCAATTCCGACGGTACATACGTGTATAACGAGGGTGTGAACTGGGGGGATGGTGCCGCCCAGAATCCCGACCTTGACAAAATAAGACTTATCGTGAGGGGCGGCATCATAGTCGGCTATACAGGGGAATAAACATTTAAAACCAAAGAGATATGAAAGTTGACTTAAACAGGAGATTCAGGGGCTTTGACGGGAACGAGCTTGGCGGTGACAACATCGCCACCGCCGTGGCGGAGGCCCTGTTCAATTACGGGAAGGACAAACCGGTAGGCCGTGATGAGAAGTTCAAGGCTTACGTCCTGTGCCAGCGTATCATCCAGGGCGGTGGAATCCTGGAGATCACCACCGAGGAGGGTACGCTTATCAAGGAGGTATGCGGCGAGAGCCTGACGGCCGGCGGTTACGGCCAGGTTTATGAACTGATAGAGGGAGGGGTTTGATATGGCACTGACAGAATCGGATATCGCCCAGGTTTTGGAGGCGGTCAAGGCGGAATCGAAGAGTGTCGAATCCCTTGAGACGGTCGGCTCGCTGAGCGGGGTCAAATCCCTGCCTGCGCAGAAAGGTGACAAACTGGTGAACGTCCCGATCACCTTATTGAGCAAGCCTGCCGATGACGCGGCGGCCCGGGCGATCAAGGCCGCTGAAAGGGTGGAGGGATTGGCTCCCGAAATGGAAGCGGCCACCCAGGAGACAAAAAAGGCCATTCAAACGGCGGGTGAATCGGCGGCAAAGGCGGAGGCGGCCGCGAAGAAGGCCGAGGATGCGATAGCCCAAGGCTACAAACATAAGGAGATGAGTGAGGAGGAGTTTGAAAGTCTCCCGGAAAAGGACGGCAAGACCATTTACCTGATTTACGAGGAGGAATAGGTATGATAAGTGTTGGAAACAAAGAGGTGACAGCCATCCGTGTAGGCGAACGGGTGGTGGCGACGGTCTATATAGGGGCCAGGCTGGTTTGGCAAGCCATCCGGAGCTGTTTCGGCGCGGGCTTTTGGCGCGGTGACAAACCCTGGAGCCGAACGGATGGCTGGAAACGGATGAAATAACTTTTAAAGAATAACGATATGGCGAAAAAAGTGTATGACGAGGACGGTCTGGATATGCAGAAGACCGATTGGTCCGGTGACGAATCCACGGGTAATCTTCCGGTGAGCGGCCGGTTGGTGGAGAACTATATCAAAAGTATTGATGACAAGGCCACCCCTACGGAGGAGCTGGCCGCCAGTGAGACGAAAGCCCCCACGAGCGGCGCGGTGTTCGCCTCGCTGGTGGGTACCGTGACGAATATCGACGTGACGGACAGCGAGGACGGCACTCAGTACGTGATGACAGTCACGCAGAAGGATGGCGAAGGCGGGGAAAGCGACAGGGAGGTGCGCTTTTCCAAGTATAGCGACGATGACAAGGTGGTGGTGAATATAGACCTGACCGATGCTTCGGGTTCCTCCTTGCCCGCTTCCCAGTATTTGTCGTTGGGTACCGGTTTCGTGGTGAGATATGCCGTTGGCGTGGGCACGGCCGGTGGCGGCGAGGTGAGTGGCTACAGCGACCTGAAGGCCAAGGTGGTCGTAAAACGTGGCTCCACGGTCCTTTCGGAATTCCAGGATGCGGAGTTTGTCGGCGTTACGGCCGGTCAGAGCTATACTTTTGACGCGTCGCCTTACCTGAAGGATGCCACGACCTACACCGTGCAGGTGGAGGCGCAGGCCGGTTATGATGGCGGTACGCTGATGAAAACCGCTACCGCCAGGGTGACGATGGTGGCTATGGAACTAAGTACCACTTATTCGGTTGGGAACGGACTGGCTGACGGGGGATACCGGAACGACGTGAACATCCCATTTACAGCTAAGGGAACGAGTGGCGAGAAGAACATCTACTACCGTATCAACGGCGGGCAGCCCTATACGCTTGGCCTGTCAGCCGGTTCCGGTGTCCAGCAGAAGAACGTCACCGTTGCGCTGAGTGAAATGCGGGAGGGCATGAACGTGGTGGAAGCCTATGCGCTACACGAGAACTCCGGCGTGGTGAGCGAGATACACTACCTGACCCTGCTGAAAGCCGAGGAAGGTGTGACGGCCTATGCCGGCATGATGTTCAACCACCGGGCGGCAGGGTTCCAGCGTGACTGGAAGCACCCCGTACTGGAGGCCGAGCAGTTCACGGCGTGGAACTTCACGTATGCCGGCTATGACAGGGATGCGTACACGGCCCGTGTGAAAGTGACCAGCCGGGGTAGTGTGGTGAAGGAAGACCTGCTGCAGCGCGGTGAGACCGGCAGCTACGGGCGTACGAACGTGAACGTGGAACCGCTGGATTACCGTGTGTCGTGCGGTGATGCCGTGCTTGAGGTGCAGGTGAACACCACATCGCACCCCGACATTGAAGCCACGCTGGCACCGGATGCCGTGTGCACGTTCGATGCCTTCGGGCGAAGCAACACGGAAAACAACCCGGAAAGCTGGGTGAGCGGGGACAAACGGATGGAATTCCGTGATGTGCTGTGGAGCGTGAACGAATACGGCGCAGGAAGCGGCTGGCACAAGGACCGCCTGCTGCTGGCCGGCGGTGCGGGCATGACACTGACGGCAGACGGCGGTTATCGCCCGTTCAACGAGGCGGACAAGCCCGAGGGTTTTGCCATCCGCGACGTGGGCATGACGTTGGAGATAGAATACAGCACGGCCAACGTGACTGACACCGACGCGGAGCTGATCACCTGTCTGGGCACCCTGCAAAACGGCAACCGTTACGGGCTGGTGGTGACCCCGGAGGAGGCGAAGTTCCTTACCGGCGTGGTGACGGAGGCGATGGATGCCGGTCAGGTCCTGCGCTATGAGGACTCGGTGGGTACGAAGTTTGAACCCGGTAAGAATATCCGTATCACTTACGTGTTCTACCCGGACGTGGAGACCAACGAGCAGCGGACGCTGATCGGCTTCTATGTGAACGGGGAGGAGTCGGCCGCCTCGAAGTGGCTGGACAAGGTGAGCTTCGACATCCGGAGCCAGCTGGAGTTTAAATCGGAGGGGGCTGACCTGAACGTGAAGAGCGTGCGCATCTATAACAAGGCGCTGACCTCGGACGAGGTGCTTAACAACTACATCGTGGACCGCAATCATCTGGAGGATGCCGACGGGGAACCGGGCGTGCGCTCGCTGGATGAGGACAACCGCGTGCTGAACGAGGGGGACACGGTGAGCATGGAGAAGCTGATGGGACTGATGAAGAAGCGGCGGAACTCGATCCTGGTACTGATAGGCACGGGCAGCGTGGGCAGTGAGGTGCCAAGCGAGAGCGACACGCTGAACGTGATGGATGCGCTGGCCCAGCTGAACAACAAGAAGGCCAACAAGCTGTGCCGGGAAGTTAGATTCTACAACGGTGAGAACCGGGCGCTGGACTGGATAGCCCGTGACATTTATCTGCGTATCCAGGGTACCAGTTCAGTGAACTATGCCCGCAAGAACCTACGCTTCTACTTCCAGAAGACAGCCAGCGGTTACACGGCACGGATGAGCTACGGCGAGATAGACGGTAACGGGCAGCAGAGCAACCCGACAGCTACGGAGGGTAAGAAGAACCTGTTCCGACTGCGGGACAACTCGGTGGGGGCAAAACTCGCCTGTGCGAAGTGTGACTTTTCGGACTCCTCCATGACCACCAACACCGGTGGCGCGAAGTTCATCCATGACGGCATGAAGGAAATGGGTATCCTGACCCCTGCCCAGCAGTATGCCGCCGACCATGCGGATACGTGCAAGGAAGACATACGCTCGGCCATTGACGGCTTGCCCTGTGACCTGTTTGTGGCAAAGAGTGTGGATGAGGATCTGACCTACTACGGCCAGTACAACATGAACAACGAGAAGAGCGACAGCTACCCGATATTCGGCCAGGACAAGACCATCGGCGAAGAACAGTGGGGGACCGGTGATACGCTGAACTACCTGCAGGCGAACGGCGACCGGCCGAAGGAATACCTGCCCATCTGCATCGAGACGTTGAACAACTCGAACGACCTGTGCCTGTTCCGCTGGCTGCCGTCCACGGAGCCCGACCATACGGACTTCATGGATTTCAACTTTGACGGCGGTTTCGAGTTCAACCATCCGAAAGACGTGTTCTGGAACGATGGCGGAGGCGATGCCGAAGAAGAACCGAACATCAAGGAACACCTGGGCACCGGTGACAAGTACGACAAGATGTACAAGGCGCTTGACCGCATGATGAGTTTCCTCTATAAATGCGTGAGGGAAACGCCTGCCGGCAAGAATCTGGCCTATAACAAGGAGACGCACACCTTTGACGGGGTGGACTATGAGGATGACGGCAACAAGTTCCCGACGGCCAAATGGGTGAGCCCGACCTTCAAGGCGGAAGCCGGGAAGTATTTCAACCTTCCCAACCTGGCCGCCTACTACCTGTATGTACAGTTCAACCTGGGTGTGGACCAGCTGGCGAAAAATATGCTGGTGCGGACATGGGACGGCGTGATGTGGTGGATAACCTATTACGACGGTGACTGCCAGCTGGGTTCGGACAACAAGTCGTTCCTGACCGGGAAGTATGACGACAACCGGCAGACGAAGCGGGACGGGGCCTATGTGATGCAGGGACACAACAGCTGGCTGTGGAACCTGATACTGGGCAATATGGGCAATCTGCTGGAAGAAGTGATGACCAGGGGTGTGAACGGCGGTACCAGCTTCATGAGTGCCTTCAGCATCCAGAAGGCCGTTGACCATTTCGACACCGAGCAGATGAAGAAGTGGTGCAGCCGGCTGTACAACAAATCAGGCATCTTCAAGTATGTGTATCCGTTCCTGAACGAGATGCCGGTGGGGGCTGACGGTGCCAAACAGACGTATCCGCAGATCTACGGTCTGAAGGGTTCGTTGAAAGCTCACCGTAACTATTTCATCCAGCGCAGGTATGACCTGAAGCAGGTGGAGTACGGTTATGTCTCTACGCTGGGCGCCCAGTTCTACCAGAGTACGGCATCGCTGGACAAGGCATACAAACTGAAGCTGATGCAGTACCGGCTGACCATCCCGTACCGCGTGCAGCTTTCCACTAGCAACGGCGTTCAGGCCGACAGCGGCGTGGTGGATGCGGACGTGCTCCACTCCCTGCAGCTGGCCCGTGCCTTCGGTGAGAACGACCCGCTGAAGATTATCGGCGCGGCCAAAATCAAGGAGCTGGTGTGGCATGAGGACGCGTTCGCCATCGGATTCAATTTCGGCTTGCTTACCTCATTGGTTAAACTTGACATGAGCGTGGAGAAAGCCAGCGGTTATCGTAACGGTTCATTCATGGCCTCTACGAACGGCATGCTTCTTCTGGAAGAGCTTAATATGCGCAACAACCTGCTGGCACGGAATGGCGATAACGGCAACGTGACGACCTTGGACTTGAGCTGGCAGGGACGGTTGAAGAAGCTGGACGTGAGAGGCACGGGGCTTACCCGCGTGAAACTTGCCACCGGTGCGCCTGTTGTGCAGTTATGCTTGCCGGAAACGATAGAGGAACTGTTTCTGGAATATCTTCCCAGGTTGGCAGAGAGCGGATTGGTACTGGATGGCATCGGTAACGTGCGAGGCTACCGGTTCATGGGTTGTCCGGGCATTGACGGGTTTGCCATGCTGGAACGTCTTCATCAGGCCAAGTTGAACGGTAGCGGTAAACTGGAGCGTTTTGTCCTTGACATCGATATGGAGGATGACGGCAGGCTGCTCGGGAAATACTACGATTATGGTACTTATACCTCCACCGGAGCGATAGACAACCGTCATTCCGGATTGCGTGGCAGGCTCTGCCTGACAAAGTACATGGATGACGAACAGGCCGACCGGTATCGTGAGCGGTATCCGGAACTGGAGATCGTACAACCGGCCTACAGCATCATCGAGTCGGACGAAAGCGCTCCGGACGATGCCAACATTTCCAACCCGGACAACGAGACCGGTTATAAGTATGGCAATACTTACGTCATGAATGCCCACGTGGCGGCGATCCTCAAGAAGCGCCACCGTGTGCTTGCCAAGGTGACGAAAAAGCCCACGAGCCGTAAAGTGGAGATGGCGGGCCAGACGGTTGACGTGAACAATCCGGACGGCGAGATGACCTATTGTCCGTTGGATGATACCAGCAGTAATAAATACTACGATGGCAGCGCAGCCAAACTTGACAGCAGCGAGGGCGACTGGATGATGTACGAACCGTTCTTTTGGTCGAAAGGTGTCAATGACTACCTGAACGAGAAATATTACAGCTGTTACAGTTCCAACGGCCCTGACGATATGCCTCCTGTTCCGGATGTGACGGTGCTGACGTTGGACGACATCAAAGACACGCAGGGCGGTTTCCTTACAGAGCGCAAACTTTTGAGTGGCAAACCCACGTTGAAGGATTCTTATAGCACGGACAAGACCTATTCAGTCTGCAAGGTGGATGTACAAGGCTATAAGCGTGTACGTTTTCCGAGTGTTCCCGGTACGGGTTTGGTCGGCAGTCTATTTGTTGACGGCTCCGGAAACGTGGTCAAAACCATCGTGGTCCCTACGATCGGTCTGAAGTTCGAGGCCGGCATGTACTTGATATCGGATGTTCCGGAGGACGCCACGGCCTTGCACTTCTCGATCCTGAACACGGCCGAGTTTGACAAGGTGGTTCTTTCCAACTCCGACAAGATCGAGGATATGGAGCCCGATTGGGTGGCCAACGAGGAACATCTTTGTGCGGTAGTAGGCAGTAGCGTGGTAGGTAGCAAGTTGCGTTCATGCATAACGGGTAATTCCACGACGGCCAGCATGAACTGGATCGACTTTCATTATTACTCGGTTCAGCGCGGTATGCAACAGATAGACGCGTTGATGCACTCCCGTATAGCGAACTTGTTTTACGCAAGATATGGCCGTCGTGACAGCCAGGAACAGTGCGGAGGCGGTCAGCATACGAACAATCGTATCACGGGCGGTACAGCCGGTTATGGTATGCAGGATACGATCGGTTATGACGAAGCGTATAAAATAAACGACAAGATCACGAATTCCATCGTGGACGGTTCTATCCACCAGTACGCTTGGTATCGTGGGCAGGACGAGTATGGTTCTCCGACCGTGACTCAGGTAAACAATATCAGTTGTCTGGGCTATGAGGACATCTACGGCCATAAGTACGAGATGATGGACGGTGTTGATTTACCCAACGATAGTGGCAACCAAGGTAAATGGCGTATTTGGATGCCGGACGGCACGGTGCGTTGGGTGAAGGGTAAAACGACCAGTGACCAGTGGATAACAGGTGTTGCTCATGGTAAATACATGGATATCGTACCGGTAGGAACAGCTAACGGCTCGTCCAGTACATATTATTGCGATAAATACTGGATAAGTACCGCAGCCAGCCGTGTGGTCTATCGCGGGTACAACAATGCGAATGCGAATGGCGGCGTGTCGAATGCGA